AGGAATTATTATGAAAATTGAAATTTTAGAAAAATGCTTTATCGGAACTGGTGGAAACCTTATGGCTGGTGAAGTTGTTGAGATTGAAGACCGTATCGCTGAGAAACTTATCAATCGCGGTATGGCAAAAGCTAAAGTAAAAAAGGCCGCGCCAAAGAAAACAAATCGCGCCGTAAAGAGTTTAGAAACCCCAGAGGATGAATAATGGCTGTAGAGACCGCCACCGAACTTGCTGTATTCTTTGAAACGGATGATTTCGGTGTTGCGGCTACATATACAAAGCAAGGCGGTTCTCCTGCGACAGTAAATGGGATATTTGATAATGAATTTTTCGAGGTTGAAACAGGTGGTGAGGTTGCTGTTGCAATGGAGCAACCGCGCTTTGCTTGTCGCACATCAGATGTATCGACAGCCTCCGAAGGAGATAGCATTACTATTAACTCTATTGCTTACACTGTTCGAGTGGTTCAAAGCGATGGCACTGGCGTCACTGTCTTGGTGCTGGAGGAAAATTAGTGGCGCATGTAAGAAAATCTATAAGAGATAATATTAAAACCACATTGACTGGTCTTACAACGACTGGCACGAATGTATTCCAGACACGGTTTTATCCTCTTGCTGAAGCCAAACTCCCTGCGCTCGCAATCTACACAAAGTCAGAGGTGACTGAATACGGAACTATTCACACACCTCGCACACAAATCCGCACTCTGGATGTTACTGTTGAGGCTTATGTTTCAGGTAATACGAATGTTGATAACACTCTGGATACGATTTCTAAAGAAGTTGAGGAGGCACTCTATACCGACCTGACTCGCGGTGGTAATGCAAAAGAGACAAAGGTTATTTCATTTGATGCTGATTTTTCTGGTGATGGTGAGAACCCTGTTGGAATTGGACGCTTTGCAATTGAAGTGCTTTATGTTACTCTCGAAAACGACGTAGAAACGGCGGTTTGATATGAAACGTGTGAAACTGTATAAAGACGGAAATTCTATTATTTGTTGGGCTGACACTGCTAAAAAGCTGGAAGCTAACGGATGGTCGGCTGACGAGCCGAAAAAAGGGAAAAGTCAGAAGCCCAAAAAATCTGACACTGTTGCAACAGATATTAATGAGGTTTAGATATGGCAACTCACGCAGGCTCAGAAGGACTGGTAAAAGTCGGCGGCAATACACTTGCTGAAGTCCGTTCTTTTACTTTGGATATAACTGGCGATGTAATTGAAGACACAAGCATGGGTGACTCGTTTAGAAGTTATGTCGCTGGTCTTGGTTCATTCACAGCATCCGTGGAATGTTTCTTTGATGAAACCGATACAGCGCAAAACGCTCTAGACGTTGGTTCATCTTTGACGCTTGAACTGTACCCAGAGGGTGCAACATCTGGCGACACATATTTCACAGGAACTGTAATCGTTACTGGTAAAAGCGTTAATTCATCATTTGATGGAATGGTCGAGGTTTCATTTACCGCCACAGGTACTGGCGGAATAACTGAAACACAAGTTTAAATTAACTAGACTAAAGGTGGCACTATGTCTAAGTATGGCGATTTAATACGCAGTAAAATTGCGTCTGAACTTATTAAGGTTGAGATACCTGAATGGGGTGAGGACGATGAACCAATGGTGGTTTATACTAAAACTCTGACCTGTGGCGACTTTCAAAAGTTACAACGCAAGCATCCTGATTTTCTAAACAATCAAACCATTGAGGGTTTGGTTGATTTGATTATATTAAAAGCGATGGATGAAAACGGCGAGAAGGTTTTTGACGTTGGTGATAAGCCAGTATTCATGCGCTTGCCTCTTTCAAATGTTTCAGATGTCGCCGCAAAGATTATGGGCAATATATCGACTATTGAGGAACTGGAAAAAAACTAAGTAACGGTCAGCATTTATTTTTAATGTACGCAATTGCTGACCGATTGCATAAGACTGTTTCCGAAATAGAAGAAATGTCATATAATGAATTGCTTGGGTGGGTTGTTTATCTTGAGGCAATAAAAAATGGCTGACGAAAAATTAAGTATCCGAATTACCGCAATGGACAAAACGCGAAATGCGTTCCGTTCGGTTTCTGGTGGACTTAATAGAATTAAAAGGTCAGTCTTTTCTGTAAGAGGTGCGGTGGCTGGCCTTGCTGGCGCATTGGCACTAAAAGAATTTTCTACACAAATTGATGATTTAGCAAAGCAGTCAGCGCGGTTGGGTATAACTGTTAATCAATTACAGACCTTACAATTTGCGGCAAGTCAATCAGGCACTGGCGCGGAAGAACTAAAAAAAGGTTTTGAGCGTTTCAATAAATCTATATCAGAGGCATCAACAGGCATCGGGACTGGAATAAAAGCCTTTGATGCGCTGGGGATTACGTTAAGCAATAACGATGGCAGTTTAAAATCCACCGACCATTTGCTTAATGAAGTTGCAAACGGCTTCACACAAATTGAAAACCCAGCCGATAAGGTTCGCATCGCAATGGATTTATTTGGTCGCGCTGGTGCTGGCATGGTCAATATGTTGCAGAATGGTTCGTCTAGTCTTCAGGCATTGCGTGACGATTTCAATGCAGTCACGATTGAACTTACAGGCGAACAGGCTCTGGCTGTCGAGGAGGCTAACGATAGGTTTGATAAGCTGTTTAGAGTTTTCAGTTCTTTAGGTCAGCAAATAACGGCTGTGCTATTACCAGCATTAGCATCGATTGGGACAGTTGTTTCAGGTGTGGTTTTACAGGCTATATCAAAGACTGTTGAAGCAATTCGGGGTTTAGCAAATGTTGGTATTGAAATTATAAACTTTTTCAAAAGCGATGATTTAAATAAGTTTACATTTGGCGAAAGTCTACAGGCTGACATTGCAAGGATTAGGGAAAACCTAGATAAGACAATTGAGCCATCAAATGAACTGGGCAAGTCGGTTCAAGTCGTTGCTGAAGGTTTTGAGAGGCAGGAGACTGCATTACAAAAAGCCAATAAAAGTTTTGCCGATTATGCCGAGGCATCAAAAGAGGTTGAGGCAAATTTACGAGGCGCGGCTTTTAAAGGTCTGCAAAAACTTGAAGACGGACTCACTGGAATTATTACTGGTACTATGAATGCCAAAGAAGCATTTAGGTCTATGGCGACTAGCATCATATCTGACCTCGCTCGGATATTTGTTCAGAAACAAATCACAGGCGTTATAGCTAGTGCGTTTCCGAATATATTCGGCGGCGGCGGTAAAGCTATTGGCGGTGCAGTTCAAAGAGGCCAGCCATATATGGTCGGTGAAAGAGGTGCTGAGTTATTTGTTCCGAACCAGTCGGGCAGTATCATTCCAAATGACAAGATGGTCGGCAGTGGAGTCACGATTAATCAAACTATAAATGTTTCAACAGGCGTTCAGCAAACAGTCAGAACAGAAATTGCAAGTCTAATGCCGCAAATTGCAGAAGCTACAAAATCTGCTGTTGCTGATGCGAGAATGCGTGGTGGCTCATACTCCAAAGCGTTTGGGAGATAGTAATGGCTATAACATATCCTCTATCTACCCCGACCAATAAAACCATTGCTGGCATCAGGCTTACAGCTAGAAATGTTGTTGGAGTTTCAACTTCTCCATTTAGTTTTAAACAGCAAACGTACCAATTCTCTGGGCAACGTTGGGAGGCCGATATTACACTGCCACAGATGAATCGTGAAAACGCAGAGGAGTGGGTTGCGTTTTTGATGAAGCTATACGGTCAAAAAGGCACGTTTCTTTTAGGCGACCCATTGGGCGGCACTGCTAGAGGCTCGGCATCATCAGCCGCAGGGACACCAGTTGTAAATGGCGCAAGCCAAACTGGCGACACATTAGCCATTGACGGATTGCCAGCCAGCGCAACAGGCTATCTAAAAGCAGGCGATTACATTCAGTTAGGTTCAGCCGCCACCGCACAGCTTTATAAAGTTTTAAACGATGCAAACAGCAATGGAAGCGGCGAGGCAACCTTAGACGTTTGGCCTAATTTACGCTCATCACCATTGGACGGAGCGGCAGTGGTCGTAGCTAATGCAAAAGGCGTGTTCAGGCTCGCAAGCAACGAGGCAAACTGGAACATCAACAACCTTGCTTTTTATGGCATTACATTTGGTGCAGTGGAGAGTTTGTAATGTCACGCAATCTTACAACCGCAGTATCAAATCAATTATCGGCTGATGAGTTACAGCCGTTCTTTGCCATTAAGTTAAACTTTGATAGCGGTGCTTTACGCTTATGGACTGGTTATGGCGATATTACCGTTGCCAGTGAAACTTACACGGGTGGCGGTCAATTCTTGGGAATATCGCCAGTTGAGGAAACAGTTGAGATTGCGGCTAGAGGCGTATCGATGTCTCTTAATGGTATTGATGCAAGCCTTATAACTCTTGCGCTTACAGAAAATTATCAGACACGTTCAGCCAAAGTTTTTCTAGGTGTTATATCTTCCGGCGCAGTTGTGGCTGACCCATATTTAATTTTTGATGGTCGTATGGATGTTATGACTATCGATGATAATGGCGAGACTGCAAACATCTCAATGACTTCTGAAAGCAGATTGATAGAGTTGGAACGTCCAAAGTTACGCAGATATACAAGTGAAGACCAGAAGCTAAATCATCCTGATGTTCTTCT